CAAGAGAGTATCTTAAAAATTTCCATGGAGACTATGCCTTACTTATTGAAGTAAAGCCTGAAGACATTGTTGCTGTTCCATACGGAGATGCCAGCAAAGTACGTGTAAAAGAATACCGTATCCTTGCAGAACTCTCCGATGTGACCAAGCACCGTCTGTATGCAAATCTCCCTCTGGACGATGCAGATGACCTGAAGCTTCTCTCTCGGGCTGTAGCAGGAGATTTCCCTGAGCCAACAGAAGAAACTCATATCTGGAGCCAGGATCCTGTATATGTTGATATTAAGCAGCTTAAGCAGGAAGTTAAGGAAAAGCCCAAAGCTCCGATTAAGAAATCCAAGCCTCTGGATCTTAAAGCAAAGGTAATGGATGAAGATCTTCTTAACTTTGAAGCAGCTGTGAAACCTGCTAAGAGACTGAAACAGCTTGCATCTCAGCCTCTGACTAAGGAATCTGTAGCAGAGATGGAAGAGATCCGGAAGAGACAGAGACAGTCATACAAGTCCTACGGACTCAGTGATGAACTGATAGAAGCAATTAAGAAATTTAGATAACTGAGAGGATCCCCCTGGAAACAGGGGGATTAGTATATTGAACAGAACATTGAACCAAGGACAGGAAGAAGCGGCTGAGGAATTCTTTAAATTTCTGATGTCTGATGATAAGGAATTTATTATCAGCGGAGCTGCGGGTACTGGAAAGACGTATTTAATGGGATACCTGATTGACAAGGTTATTCCTTCTTATCATGAGATGTGTAAGACTCTGGGTCTGACTCCTAAATACTTTGATGTCTATATGACAGCTACGACTAATAAAGCAGCTGAAGTACTGAGCATCAGTACAGGAAGAGAAACCAAAACAATTCATAATCTTCTTGGTTTGATAGTTCTGGACAACTATGAAACAGGAGAATCCAAACTTAAGAAAACTAAGAAGTGGAACATTATTCAGAATGCTGTGATATTCATTGATGAATGTTCCATGATTAACAGCGAGCTGTATAAGCACATAAATGAAGGAACACATCAGTGCAAGATTGTTTATGTTGGTGATCATCATCAGCTTGCTCCTGTAAAAGAACCCCTGAGTCCTGTTTACAGAAAGAATCTTCCCTATCATGAACTGACTGAGCTTATGAGAAATAAGACTCAGCAGGCATTGCAGGATGTATGTCAACAGTTAAGAGAGACTGTTGATACAGGCATCTTTAAACCTATTGATCTAGTTCCTGGAGTTATTGATTATCTTGATGATGAAGCTATGGAAGCTGAAGTCAGAAAGGTATTTAAAAATCCTGATCCAGATGCAAGAATTCTTGCTTATACAAACAGTAAAGTTATTCAATATAACGAATATATTCAGGATCTGCGTAAGGTTAAACAGTATGAAGCAGGTCAGTTCTACATAAATAACAGTTCAGTTACTATGCCTGATGCTACAGGTAAAGAAAGAACTATTTCTGTAGAAGATGAATGCAAAATCAATAAACTGTATCCCTGTACTAAAGTACAGATTTCCCATACAGAAGATATTGATGCTTATTATGCAGAAATTACTACTCATCTTGGATATACATTTAATGTCTTCCTTGTAAAAGATAAGCTCTATTACAAAAAGCTCATGAATTATTATGTGAGCCAGAAGAAATGGAAAGAGTATTTTTATCTTAAGAATAATTTCCCTGATTTGAGACCCAGAGATGCAGCTACAGTACATAAATCTCAGGGAAGTACTTTTGATACTGTATTTATTGATCTGGAAGATATTTCCACCTGTACCCAGAACAATATGGTTGCTCGGTTGTTATATGTAGCTTTCAGCAGAGCCAAGAATCATATTATTCTCTATGGAAAACTGAAAGATCGTTTCGGAGGAATAAATGGAAGAGTGTAAGTTTTTACTTTATCCCCTTGTTCTTATACTTTTAATTCTTTGCTGGTTCATAATTATCGGTCTTCTTATGGGAATTGCAGCAGAAGTACTTGATTACTTTAATCCTATAGAACGGGGACAGGTAGTTAAATCAGCATCTGAGAAAAAGAAAGAAAGAAGAGTTCTTATTCTTCCTTTGGTTCTTGTATCCGTTGCTTATTGGATATTCATTATTTATCTTATTGTAGGAGGATAGATGAAATATTTAGCAGCATACCTCCAGTTGATTATGGAGGAAATATTCAGTCGGTATGATAAAAAACTTTTAAATGAATATAAAGACCTTATTCATGAACAAGGTAAACCTGATGAAATGCAGGTTATGTTTAAAAGTGAGTATATCGTAGATATTTACCCTAATAGGAAAGTCGATAAGACAGGAGTCCATGTCGTCTCTATTACGGAAGCAGCTAGGTTATATCCCCAAGTTGCTCATGTTCCGTTTTCCGTTCAGAATAAGCTCCAGGAATTTGATTTCAAACTGAGAGACTATGTTCAGCAGAAAAAAGAAGTAGAAAGCTGGGTATGGAGCCAGCTTGAAGATATGCCTTATGTTGATGACAGAGCGCAATACTTCAAGAATCAGATGCCTGATTTTCTGTATAACTACTTAGCTTCAGGATGTCCGTGGTTCGTCATTAGGGAGAGAACCAAGGAACTGAAGTTTCAAAACTGGGTAACAGAAAATAATTATAAAAAATTTGTAAAACCCGCATTGGAGTTTTACATTGGTTTTAATTTGTTAGGATTATGAAGTACATTAAATATGCTGAGAAGGACAGCTATAAGATCCTCTATATTATGCCTCATCTGAATTCTCAGATGATTGAAAAGTATTATTTAACAAATATTAATAAGGAGGATGTGTTAATTGTTGATGTATACAAAGAATCTAAAAAGACTCCTGTTAAATTAATTAAGGAGTATCTTGAAGCTGAGATTCAGCCTATAGTAGAACAGTTTAATATTCAGGTTATTGCTTGCTGTGATAATGAATATTTTAAAGTACTGGCTAAGGTAGCAAAGACAGAACCTTATTTAGGTTATGTCCTTCACAGCATATATCCTAATGTACAAGTAATTCTGGTTCCTAATTTTCAAAGAATCTTTTATGATCCAGAGAGAGTAAAAGATCAGATTAAGCTGAGTATTGAAACTTTGTATAAGGAACTTTCTGGTTCTTATATGGATCCAGGAAAAGAAATTATACATTCAGCTTATTATCCCAGAACTCCTAAAGAGATTAAAGATACTCTTGAAGGATTGATTCTGAGAAATGATCCTCTTACCTGTGATATTGAAACCTTTTCATTAGAGCACATTAAAGCTAAGATAGCTACTATTACATTCTGCTGGGATAAGCATAATGGAGTAGCATTCTCAGTAGCACTTAACAGATCTGAAGAGGAAAAAAATGAAATATATAATTATTTGCGAGATTTTATTATTAGGTTTGGCAACACTCTTATATTTCATAATATAGCCTTTGATGCTACTGTTCTGATTTATGAACTCTTTATGAAAAACGAGTTTGATACAGAAGGTATGCTTTATGGATTGGAACAGGTATTAAAGAACTTTGATGATACTAAGTTAATTACTTATCTTGCTACAAATTCATGTTCTGGAAATATCCTTGGATTGAAAGCTAATGCTCAGGAATTTGCAGGTAACTATGCACTTGAAGAGATCGGTGATATAACGAAGATTAAAGAATCAGATGTTCTGAGATATAACCTTATAGACGGATTATCTACTTGGTATGTATATGAGAAATATTATCAAAAGATGGTAAATGACGGACAAAAAGAGTTGTATGAAGGTCTGTTTAAACAGTCAACCATTGATATTATCAATATGCAGCTTGTTGGTATGCCGATTGATCAGAAGCAGGTAGCTAATGCGAAATATCAATTAGAAAAAGACAAACAACAAGCACTAGAGATAATAAATAACAATCAGTATACATACGAACTTGAATCCCTTTTGAATCAAGAATGGGTTGATAAACGCAACAGCAAACTTAAAACTAAAAGGGCCACTCTTGAAGAAGCTAAAGAACGATTTAATCCTAACTCAGGTATTCAGATTAAGAGATTGTTTTACGATGTAATGAAACTTCCTGTTATCAATTACACTGAAAGTAAACAACCTTCTACGGATTCTGATACTTGTCAGGATCTGATGAACCATACAAATGATGAAGAAATAAAACATATTCTTCAGGCATTTGTTGATTACTCAGCTGCTAATAAAATCCTTACAGCTTTTATCCCTGCATTTGAAAATGCTTCTACAGGCAGACTGTATGGCAATTTCAATCTGGGGGGAACTGTATCAGGAAGATTATCAAGCAGCTCTCCTAATCTTCAGCAGATTCCTGCTACTGGATCCAAGTATGCCAAGCTAATTAAATCCTGTTTTAAAGCTCCTGAAGGATGGCTCTTCTGTGGATTAGATTACTCCTCTTTGGAGGACAGAATAAGTGCTTTAACTACTAAGGACAGAAACAAACTTGCGGTGTATATCCATCATTATGACGGACATTGTTTGCGTGCTTACAGTTATTTCAAAGATAAGATGCCTGATATTACTTCGAAGCTTGAAGGTTTGGAACCAGACAGCAAAGAGTATGTGGAAGTAATAAACAGCATTAAATCTTCGCATAAAGATCTGCGCCAGATGAGTAAATCCCCCACTTTTGCCTGTACTTATGCAGGTACTTGGAGAACTCTGATGCAGAAGTGCGGATTCTCGGAAGAAGAAGCAAAACGTATTGAGAAAGCGTACCATGAACTCTATAAAGAGAGTGATAATTGGGTAGCTGACAAAATTAAACTTGCTTCCCAAAACGGGTATGTTACCTGTGCTTTCGGATTGAAAGTCAGAACCCCTCTTCTGTATCAGGTACTCAGAGGAACTTCCAAAACTCCTTTTGAAGCTGAAGCAGAAGGCAGAACAGCAGGCAATGCTTTAGGGCAGAGCTGGTGTCTGTTAACCAACAGAGCAGGAAATGAGTTTAATTCTAAAGTAAGGGAAAGTCCTTATAGGTTAGATATCTTACCTGTAGCTCAGATCCATGATGCTCAGTATTTTCTGATAAGAAATACCCCTGATGTTGTGCTGTGGGCTAATGAAAATTTAGTCAAAGCTGTACAATGGCAGGACGATCCGGCTATATACCATGATCAGGTAAAACTTGGAGGTGAATTCTCCGTCTTCTATCCTGACTGGGCACATGAGCTGGTTATCCCTAATAAATGTACTAAAGAAGAGCTGCTTAAGTTAGTGGCTGATTATGAGGAAAAATTGAATGGAAACTAAAGTAAATTGGTATTTGGTAAGCGGTGAAGTTATTTATGTTGAGAAAGATGAAGAGAATGTTCCTCAGCAGTCCATCCGCGTAAACGGAATTATTAAGGCTAATGAAGACAATATTCCTGTCTCGGGTCTTGCCAAGGCTCAGGAAGTTCTTCAGATTAATTTCATGAAGCTCACGCAGAATGCATACCCCATCAAGGGTGTGATCATCTATGCCATCTCTCATCTCGGGAAGATGACAGAAGAAGAATTTAACAATGTAAAGAAGAAATAGTCTTCTTTTCTTGGTTCTATTACCCTAGCTCAGGCTAGGGTAATTTTTCTTATTGGGAGAATGAATTGATTACGAATAAGTTAAATGTGCCTTTAGGACTTGCAGTATGGGCAGTAGACAATGATTATGACTATGTTCATGAACCAGACTACATCTCTGCTACAAGCCTCCTTAAGCCTGTTAAAGCCATTATCTTAGGCAATCAGGTGGATGAGGAAGTTCTGGATGTGGAGGATTTTATTGCCGCAGCATTCGGTACGACTCTTCATGCAGGAATTGAAAAAGCATGGAAGGTTAACTATAAGAAGAATCTTGCAGCTTTAGGTTATCCTGAAAATCTCATAGAACGGGTCAAAATCAATCCAGGAAAGGATGAAATTAAAGAGGACACCATCCCTATTTACTTGGAAAGAAGAAGCGTTAAAGAGCTTAACGGAATGAAAATCGGAGGCAAGTTTGATATGGTTGCCGACGGTATTCTTCAGGATAATAAATCCACTTCGACCTATACCTATATCTATGGCAACAAGGATGATGATTATAAGCTTCAGGGATCCATCTACAGATGGCTGAATCCTGACATTATCCATGAAGACTTTATTCGGATTAATTTCATTTTTACCGACTGGCAGAGAGCACAGGCAAAGATAAATCCTGACTATCCCCAGAGCAGACTTTTATCCAAGGACATTCCTTTGATGTCCAAGGAAGAAACTGAAGCCTGGATTGCAGCTAAAGTTCATCAGATCCAGATCTACAAGAACAAGCCTCAGAATGAAATGCCTGAATGCACGGATGAAGAACTTTGGAGAAGTGAAACCAAGTTCAAATACTATGCAGATCCAAGCAAGACAGGAGGAAGGTCTACCAAGAATTTCAGTACTAAAGCCGAAGCTACGGAATATATGAAATCCAAAGGCAAAGGAGTAGTTCTGGAAGTTCCAGGGGAAGTTAAGAGATGTCAGTATTGCAGAGCTTACTCTGTCTGTGAACAGAGGAGGAGATATTTTGATGATTGATTTAACAGGCGTTAAACATCATCCCGTGATTGAAGAACTTGTGGATTTGCTTTGTGCAAAGACACAGAATCAGGACAGAGGATTCTTTACTGTAGAAGTAGCTTACTTCTTAGCAAAGATGGCATCCTGCATGAGAGCTGTAGTAGTAACCAAAGACAGAGGTGAAATACCTATTAATCTTTATGCTATTGCTCTTGGTTCTTCAGGATTAGGGAAAGGTTTTTCAGTAAATATTATGGAAGATATTCTCAAAGGATTTAAGAATGAGTTTATCTACGGAACTATGCCTACTATTGCTGAAGCCAATCTTCATAGAATTGCAGCAGGAAGAGCTGCAAGAATGACTCCGATAGGAGATGAAGATGATGAATACAAGAAAGTTTACAAAGAGTATGTGAGTCTTGGTAACTATCCTTTTACCTTTGACTCAGGAACCAGTCCTGCTGTTAAGCAGTTAAGACAGAAGCTTCTCCTTGCAAACTGCGGATCTATTAATCTTCAGATTGATGAAATAGGATCCAATCTTATTGGTTCTACGGAAGTTTTAAATGTATACCTTGAACTGTTTGATCAGGGATATACCAAATTAAAACTGACAAAGAATACAAGCGACAATGTTAGAGGAGAAGATTTAGATGGTAAAACTCCTGCTAATCTGCTGCTTTTTGGTACTCCTGTTAAGTTATTCGATGGGAGTAGCACGGAAGATGAGTTTTACTCATTTCTCGAAATTGGTTACGCCAGAAGGTGTTTATTTGGAATCGGACATACTGATAAGAAAGCCTATCATTCAATGTCCCCAGAAGAAATATTCCTGGCCCTGACCCAGCCTAAGAACAAGCAGATTACAGATAAATGGAGTGCTCATTTCCTTAGTCTGGCAAATCCTGCCAAGTACGGATGGAGAATGGGCATGGATGATGCGGTAGCTATTAAGCTGCTTGAATATAAGATTAACTGTGAAAAGAAAGCTGATGAACTTCCTCAGCATGAAGAGATCCAGAAAGCTGAACTTTCTCACAGATATTTCAAAGCTTTAAAACTTGCAGGAGCATTTGCTTTTGTAGATGAAAGTTATGAAGTAACAATGACTCATCTGCTTCAGGCTATCCTGCTTGTAGAAGAATCTGGAGCAGCATTTCAGTCTATTCTCAAAAGAGAAAAGGCTTATATGAAGCTTGCCAGATATATTGCCGATATTAAGACCGAAGTAACTCATGCAGATTTAAATGAAGCACTGCCGTTCTATAAATCAAGTGCAGCAGCTAGGAATGAGATGATGCTGATGGCACAGGCATGGGGATATAAGAAGAATATTCTTATCAAAAGATCTTATATAGACAATATTGAATTCTTTAAGGGTGAATCTCTTAAAGAGACAAATTTGTCAGAGTTGATTCTTTCATATTCAGATCACTATGCATATAACTATTCCAGTGAGAAAGCTCCGTTTGATCAGTTAACTCAGCTTACTCAGGCGAAAGGTCTGCATTGGGTCAATCATCATTTGAAAGGAGGTCACAGAGCTGAAGAGAATGTGATTCCGGGATTCAACATGATTGTACTGGATGTGGATGAAGGCGTTACTCTGGCTGTGGCTGAAGAACTTATGAAGGAATATAAGTTCCTCACGTATACAACTAAGAGGCATACGGAAGAACAGAACAGATTCAGAATGATCATTCCTACCAATTACATTTTGGAACTGGATTCGGATGATTATAAAGAATTCATGAACAATGTTCTTGCCTGGCTTCCTTTTAAGGTTGACGAAAGTGTCAACCAAAGAGCCAAAAAATGGGAAAGCTTCGAAGGAGGAATATACCATTACAACGAGGATGGAAGACTGTTTGACGTACTTCCTTTCATCCCTAAAACAAGCAAAAACGAACAATATCTTAGAGAATTTTCGAAAGTCGAATCTCTGGATAACCTCGAAAGATGGTTCATCCAAAGAATGGGATCTGGTAATCGGAATAATCAACTTATTAAGTATGCTTTTGCTCTTGTTGATTCTGGTCTTACCCTCTCCGACGTGCAGTCCAAAGTTAAGAGCCTTAATAGTAAACTCACTAATCCTCTTTCTGAGAAGGAATTAGAAGCTACTATTTTTGTCTCGGTAGCAAATAAGTACCTTAAGAAATAGCTTCTTTTCTTGGTTCTTTTTGGAGAAAAAATGAGTGAAATAAATGATCAGTTAATTTTAGTATGCGGTTATTCAGGAACAGGAAAGAGTGCCAGTTTACGGGACATTAAAAATAAACCGAAATGGATGTATCTGAATACGGAAGCAGGTAAGAGACTTCCGTTTAAGAATGACTTCAATACGTTTAGAATTGATGACCCGTATCAGGTATATGAAGCTTTTGATTATGGTACTGATAATCAGGACGTAGAAGGAATCATTGTAGATTCATTAACGTTTTTAATGGATATGTTTGAGACCCAATACGTCCTGACAGCTTCCAATACCATGAAATCGTGGAGCGATTATCAGCAGTTCTTTAAAAGATTGTTGCAGGAAAAAGTAGTTAAATTTTCCAAGCCTGTCATCTTTACAGCTCATGTAAAGGATGTGCTTGATGAGAAAGCTATGGAGATGAAGACTATGGTTCCTGTAAAAGGAGCTTTAGCGAACCAGGGAGTAGAAGCTTATTTTTCTACCATCGTAGCAACAAAGAAGATCAGCATTAAGGATCTGGGAGAGTATGATCATGAACTTCTGCACATCTCTGAGGATGAGCAGGATTTAGGATTTAAATACGTATTCCAGACCCGTTTAACCAAGACCTCATTAGGAGAAAGAATCCGATCTCCAATGGGGATGTTTAACAAAAACCAGACCTATATTGACAATGACTGTCAGCTTCTTCTGGATCATTTAAATAAATTTTACAACTAGGAAATAAAATGGCAAAAATTTTTGGAAATCAGACTACAGACAATCTTGAACAGACGAAGGACAGCCTTGGAGGTTATTCCCCGTTTACGAGTGATATTTATATCGCAACCTTGAAAGCAGTTTATGCAACTGTTTCCAAGAGCGGAGCACAGGCTGTTAATATCATTGCAGATATTGACGGACGTGAATACCGTGAAACGATTTATATCACGAACCGTGAAGGTAAGAACTACTTCCTTAATAAACAGGATCCGACCAAGAAGATTCCTCTTCCCGGATTTACAACTGTCAATGACCTTTGTCTGATTGCCAGTGAAAAACCTCTCTGTGATCAGGACTTTGAAGAAAAGGTTCTTAATATCTATTCCTTTGAAGCAGGTAAGGAAGAGCCGACCAATGTACCTGTAGCAGTAGAACTTATCGGTAAGAAAGTTGCTCTTGGCATTATGCTTGAAAAACATAACAAGACTGCCAAGGTAGGTGATGAATATGTGCCTACTGAAGAAATCCGTGAATCCAATGTGATTTCCAAGGTATTCCATCCTGAATTCAAATGCACCGTTAATGAAGCTCAGGAAGGACGTGATCCTGTATTCTGGGATAAATGGCTTGAAGCCAATAAAGGACAGGTGAAAGACCGTACCGTTAAGACTGACGGAAAGTCAGGATCTCCTGTAAGCAGTAAAGCAGCTCCGACTCAGGCTCCTAAAAAGAGTCTCTTCGGTAAGAAATAATAGATAGAATAAGGGGATCATTAGATCCCCTTAATATTTATTATGGCAGTTTATAAAATAAAACTTCCCCTGAGAGTTCCTTTGGGAAAAAAGAAAATCAAGTACTTCAGTTTAAATATGAACCAGTATAGAAATACTCATTTCTATATGCTGAATGATGCGAAGATAGTCTTTAAAGAGATGATAGCTCCTTTTCTTGGTTCTGTTCCATATATTACCGAACCATGTAAATTGATCTATGTTTTATATCCAAAAACAGATCATTTACAGGATGTAGGAAATATATGCAGCATTGCAGATAAGTTTTTCTGTGATGCTATGACAGAACTCGGTAAGTGGGAAGATGATAATTACGAAATAATTAATGAAGTTACATACAAATTTGGAAAAGTTGATAAAGCTGATCCAAGAATAGAAGTTTATATTTGCACACATGAGGATGATATGAAGATCTCTCTTATTGAAAAAGAAATTAAAGAAGCTATTGAAAACTATCTTAGTCAGAGTATTTCTCTGCCTGAAGGTAAGAAATATAGTGTTGATTTGGTAGCTACCAGAGGAAGTGACGGGATTACTGCCAATGTAGAAATCGTAGCTAAAGCAGAAGAGGTAAAAGCTCCTGTTGCAGAAGAACCAGAACCTGTAGTATCATCTGAGCCTGCACAGACAGAAAAACCGAAGCTGTTTGGCAATATGAAAACACCCTTTTAAAGGATTTTAAAGATGCAAGCCACAAAAGAAATGGTTAAGATTGCAATGGACCTTCGTATGCGTAAAGCAGCACAGGTCCTTAATAGTTTTGTTACCGTTGAAGAAGAAACGGATAAAGATCTTTATGAACTTAAGTCCGTTGATAACTTCATTGCTGAAATGCGGGGAGTTCTTGTTGAATTGCAGAAGCTGAATACTGCATACAAGAAGTTCTAAAGTTTTGAGCCAGATACAGTAAAAGTTGATTGTACAGCCATGATTGATCTTGTTTGAGGGAAACTGTATCTGGCTCTCTGTTTATAAATTTATATGCCTGAATTTAAAAATTTTAAAGAATCCGATATTGACGGACTCAAACCAATGAAGTTAAAGCGTGATGACAAAGTAACAATCACATTAACTTTGAACAGTGGAACAGATCTTCTTAAATTAAAAGAAATTGCAGATGAAATAATTGAAAAGATTCGACTGAAATTACAGGTTGAATCTATGCAGGTGAATAAGGTCTATAAATTTATAAACAGACCCAAGGAAGAAGAAGTAGTTCTTTCAGTTAATATTAAAAGAACACCTCTTCGTACTACTGGATTTTTGTATTAGCCTGGTGGTGAAATTGGTATACACAGAGGACTTTCAAATAAATATTAAATAGTATATAATGTATGCCTAAAACATATTTTATAGAAGATTTAATATGGCAGTTTGTATTGTTGAAGGATGCAAGTGTGAACGAGAAAAAGGTAGAAAATACTGTCGTAAACACTATCTTGAACGAAGGAAAGAATTAAGAGCTAAGAAAAAAACTGAAGGCAAAGAAACAAGAACACGATATAAGTGTGTTTGTTTGGTTTGTCAAAAAGAATTTCAAGGCTGGAGAAAAGATTCTTTATTTTGTTCAAGAGAATGTTTCTCTAAAACAAGACAAAGCCCTGTTAAAAATAATTATATATATGATTCAAAAAATTATAAAAGTAATCTATTTGAACATAGAAATATTGTAGAGAAGATCTTAGGAAGAAAGTTACATACTAATGAAGTAATTCATCATATTGACTGTAATCCTAAAAATAACAATATTAACAATTTATTAGTTATTTCTCGATCTAATCACGCAAAATTACATAGTTATTTAAACAGGATGAGAGTCATCATAGAGCGATCTATGAATGAGAATTCCGAGAATTGCTGGAATAACCTTATAGCTTCTGTAACTACAACATGGTTGGAAACAACGAGTGTGAAAGTTATAAAAATACAGGAGATTGGTCAATCAGCAGCCGAGCCTCTGTTAAATGAGGAAGGTTCAGAGACTATGCACGGAACATCTCTAGCAGATGAAGATATAGTCCAGACCACAACAAATTAATGGCTATGGAAACATAGTGTGGTAAGAAAATCCTTATGCTGTCGGTTCGAGTCCGATCCAGGCTACCAAGTTTCATATCATATCTTTCTCCTATGATAAGACGGAAAAGTCTCCGTGAGCACTCCTAGAGCTGATGGTTAAGCTCAATTCATAATACTATCTCTTTTTATAGGCTGGGAATCTTCCTCTTATGGTTCCCAGCCGTCTTTTTTATCATGCCTTCAAATAAACGATCTAAAAAGAAGTACATTCCCAAACGTATTATTACTCCCGTCGGAGTTACTAAGGAGGAACAACAGGAAACTATAGACAGTCTTACAACAGGTTTAATCCGTTTGGAAATGCATTTCAAAGGAGAGCATTTAGACCATCAGGATGTACTGTTTTTACAGGATATTCTGAACTGGTCATGTTTTATTTTTGAAAGACTTAAGAAAGAAAATAAGCTGATAGACGAACGGAATTTACACAATGATGCTGTATATGCATTGGTTGATGTAATGAAGACAAGAGAAGGAGATTTATATTTCTTTACCTTGGATCAGAAGAAGCTGCTTATGGAAGCTTTGGATTTATTTGCTCCTGTGTTTAAAGAAGCTTTGGAAACCACTCCTGTCAGAACTCTTAAAGAATTAGGAATCATTAAAGAATACATTATAAGGACACAAACAAATGCTAAATCTAAACCATCTGAACCTAGAGCGAAACTCATTGATCTCTAATATCCAGAACTTTTTAACAGAATATCATTACATGGACAGCTACCATCTTGAGAATAAATGGTCAGGAATCTGTCTGACTATTTTTACTCATGATCCAACAGTTGTAGATTTCAGATATAACTCTGACGGATCTACTTCCATTGTTCTGCATAAGAACAAAGGTATGGCTCTTGGATTGTTATTGGCTCAACACTTGATTGATAACTGTCTTACAGACATAACCAGACAATCTTATGTTTGTAAAAGATATACCTGTCCTGATCCTCTTATTAATTTCTTAAAAGAAATGGAACAGTTTGTTGAAGAGGATGATGAAGGAAGATGCGTATTTGAAGAAGGTCATGTTTCTTCTGGATCACTATCGTGGACATTAAAATCTTATACAAATGAAGACAAAGTAAAGATTATTTATTATCCGAATACAAAGACTTTTCTGATTCAGGGAAGACCACTATACTGTTTTACAGCAGTAAAAGATTGTATGGATTATTTAGGAGCTAAGGAAATTGAATAATAAAGAATTTATGGAATTCTTTGATCCGATTATGAAATCGGTCATGAAAGAACTTAAAAGAGAACAGGATCTGGCTAATACCGTTACTCGGAACGATGATGTTAAAGTAAAGATTCTCTTTAACAATCAGCTGAACCAGACAAGATTACAGCTTGTAAGAGAACAGGATGACGGGACAGACGACTGTATTATTGATGCTCCTCTTACCCTGGATCAGGTAATTACTTTACGAAGAAAATTAGATTCTATTGTAGATTTGATTGCCAAATCCAAATAATTAGATGTATACTAATGATGTTGTTGGATTTTAACCTGACAACACCGCGTATGATAATGTGCATATAGTGCATCTCCTTCGCTAAACCCCCTGAAGAATGGATACCTCTTCTTCAGGGGGATTTAGTTTTTTAGGTCAGGACATTAACTGTCGGAATCTTAAAGAAAGATTCCAAAGCTATTCCCGGGCCTACCGTATAACCAAGATCTCCAGAAATTAACTTCGAGAAGAAGTTATCTGTAATCGGAAGACCAAGATTACCGAACGGAGAAGTAAACGGAAGGGCTAAGGTCATTAAAGTATAGAAAGGATTATTTCTGATACTCCTGATTGCTGCTTTCATAATTCTCAGTTTATAGTTATAGAACCAAAGAAGACCCATATTTTCAAGATAGCCTCTGGTTCGTCCTGCGGATTTATCGTAGTCAACAAATTCTTCTTTACAGATAGCTAAAGCATTGTCAGAGGTATAGCCCTTTTCTTTAGTTAAATAATCATAAAGAATGGATTTAGCTACGAAATCTCCGAACTGAACAGATTTTTCAACAGCTCGGTAAAGTGCTGTGTTTTTAGTAAACAAAGCATATTCACCTGCTGTCTTTAATCCAGGAGGCATCTTGCCTACCATCTTTTCAAAGTGTTCAGCAATATTATTGGAAATCAGCCCAATATCTTCAGGTCTGGTTCCAACGTCTGCAATGGTAGAAAATTCCCCTGCTTTAATCAAAGGCCAGATAGACATATTCTGCATAACCTGTTTGTATCGAGCCTGCTGAGTCTTATAGTGCTGAACCTTTTCAGGATATTTCTCATTGGCTCCAATCAGCATATCCAGTTCAACAATCTTAGACTGCATCTTAATATACCGCTGAAGTTCAAGAGATTTATTAACTGCTCCTTTAGACATTTCAACAGGTCCGACACCCCAGGAAAGAAGCTGATAGCCGTTACAGATTCCGTTAACTGTAGGAACAATAGTGGATTTAACTACAATATTGTTTCTGGCAGAAGCTGCTAAGAACATTGCTGTTTTTTCTGCATTGGCTAAGTATTTAAATGCTTTTTTGCCAAACAGATTTTCAGCAAATTTCATAACTATTTTTTGTGTTCTGGGAGACCATCTGGAATTGCCTGTCCAGAAATCTGTAACAGAAGCATTTCGCTGACCGATCATATCAGCAATCTGATCTCTGCGGATATAGAACTTCTTTTCTCCAAATTTCTTTTCAATTTCCTCTCTTAATGCCCAGGGAATCAGAGAAACAGCATCTTTAATTACAGAGTCATCAATTTTTTTATCAAAGACATTGACATATTCTTTTTCATGAGAAGACCCTTTGGCTTTTTTCCATTGATCATAAAGAGCCTGAATAGTCTGTTTATTCATTTCCTGAGCAGCGGCTTCTTCAATGATTCGGCCTGCCTGAACACCAACAGCTGTAAAGACATCAGGATCATCATTTACGGTGCCTTCAAACATATCAGGAGCAAGTATATGTTCGAGACCAATAATTTCACCTTTATTGTTATATACAGCTCTTAACCAGTCTCCGAATTCATTTTTGCATTCTTTGGATTCCATGGGCTTGGATCCAAGGAACTGATGTTGAATCCAGTCTATATTAGTAGATCTTCCTGCTGAAGTCTGGTTCAGGAACCCTGTGGCAATATCAGCGCCAGAAGCTGTCTGGTGAGCAGTCTGAATAGCTCCTTCATTGAAGATGGGCTGTGCTGCAAAATTTCTAAGCATAAGCCAGCGAGGTTTAATCTTAGGATTGCCGTCAGCAGCAATACCGCACTGACGGATGGTCACATATCCCTGTCTTTCCAAAGAAGCTTTGTCAGCATCATTTGCCCGAATAAGAGAATATCCGTTCTTTTTAATAGGAGAAATATAACCTTTAATTGCGTTATACCGTACATTTCCTTTTGCCTTGGCAAATTCATCTTTACGGTTTTTAGCAATTGTTCCAAAGAGGGCATACATCCCTCTTGGTTCCGAAGTAAACAATTCTGCTGTTCTTTGTTTCTGTTCTTTAGACAGTTCCTGGATTGCATACAAAGTAATCAGCTCATCTACGTTACGAACCATATCCTTTGTAACTTTAGAAGATACAGCTTTTTGGAGAGAAGTTCCTAATACATGAGCCACAGCATCTGCGTTCATAAGAAGGTTATTTCCAGGATTCTGTCCGTTCATGTATTTAGCTAACTGCTTACCTTTGCGACGAACCATTGCAGCATAATTATTACCTAAAGAATTAAGCTTGGATTCTTTATGTTTAATTTCAGAAGCAAGATACTTATTGTTGGTATAGAGTCTGGCTACATTATTCGGAGAATATCCCTGTAATGCTCCAATATCCGTCTTTCCAAGAGTCTTATAAAGCAGAGCAGAATCTTTTTTTGTAAGAGGTTTCTGGAATACTTCTTTAAGCTTCTGAGGAATAACATTTCGATACTCTGTACGAAGCTGCTGTACCCATGCTTTTGTAGGCTTAATTCGGTCATACGTACTGGCAATAGTTACTGTTCTGCCTGTCATATCCGAAACTAAAGATCTTAAGAATTCAGGAATCTTAGGAGTGCTGTTCATGAAATTCATAAGAGATTCAGCAAAAATATCTTCGCCTCCTCCGTTAAGAGATTTATCTACAGCTGCCGTAAGACTTTCCAACATCTGGGTCGTAGAGTTGGCTACAGATTTATTTAACCGTTTTGCTGCATTATGGCTGAACTTGGCAGTATAAGGAAGCACAGCTGCCATTGCAGTATTAATAGTTTCTGTAACTCCACGAATGGAATTAGAAAGTCCTTTATACCGAGCATTTTCTTCCTGAAGATTTTGGAATAGATCCTCAATAATTTCATAAGAATCCTGACTGTTTCCTGTATTTGTGATCCAGCGTTCCAAAGCATTAAGGAGCTTGTATCCGAGATTTTCAAGATACTTGTTTGCAGAACCTTTGGCTTTAGACTGAGGTGTTTCAGGAACATTCAGTTTTTCCAGTCTGTCTTTTAAGGACTTATTGGAAAGAGCTGCTGCCATAAATGCCAGATGAGACTTATCTCCGTTGCCGGAAGAGAGCCAGTTATACTGAGCTTTGGCAAACTGCTTTCTTACCTTTTCATTGGCATACCGAGTATCTTCAAAAGAAGATACAGGATTGTCTCTGAAGAATTTTTCAATTACAGACTGAAGACGTAAAAGTCTTGCTCCTGTAACTTTCTTGCAAGTATCCAGAATCTGATATGTTTGAATAAAGGACGAGAATTCTTCCTGAGTAGGCGCAAAAGATTTTGCATAATCCATGCACATATTGCGGAACTGCTGATTATTAGCATACTGTTCCAGTTTTTTATTTAATCCCGAAACATACTTCTGGAATCCTGCTTTGCTTCTTATCTGTTCAATAAGAGGAATAACAGTTTCTGCTGTATGTGCAAGAACAGAGTTTTCCTGAGCCATAGGAGACATTCGGATTGTCTGAGTAAGACTGGAAGTCTGTTTTGCAATAATCTTAGTAGACCAACTAAGCTGAGATAAATAGCTTCTGTTAAGTTCAGTATCAGAAATATCTGCATATCCTTTACCAAAAACAAGCATCTTAATAAAACGTCTGCATTTTTCAATAAAGGATCTGAATCTGTTAGCCACAGAATCATTAGCAGCTCTGGTTCTTAACTGCTCTAATAATTCTGGATTAGACCAGGTATATGCAACAAATTCATTTAAAGCAGTATCAAGATTTTCAGGACTAATCTGGTTTGTATCAGGAATCTTTAACGAATCCATGACTCGTAAAAACGTGTCATAATCTGCTCTTAATTCAGGATCTAAAGTTCCGCCTTCAGGTAAGGCAGGGGGATCCAATAAGAAATCATTCATCAGATCAATGAGGTTTTCACAAGCCATCTTAGCCCCATTGGAAATATTTTTACCTCCGTTAAGGTAATCCTTAATAGTGGCTGCTGTAATAGCATGAACCATTTCATGAAGCAGTACATGGGGCTTAACATCCTTAGAGATATAGATAGTCTGGTTCTTAATATCAATAGATGCATCAGCACTATTTAACTGATCTTCAGAAAGATTAGGCGATTCAAAAGAAATGTTCCAATATTTGAACATTTCGTTAGCGCCTAATTTAGAAATAAGCTGTTCTACAAATTTCTTATCAGATTTGGCTCTGGTTCTTAAATAATCAACTACAGAGTATTTTCTGATTCTGGCTTTAACTGTATTATTAGAAGCAGTCTTACGTTTAGCCTGTTCACCTAAAAGTTTTCTTCTGCGTTCAGAAAGTTCTTCTGCTTTTTGCAAAGCATCTTTTCTTTCCTGCTGATATTTTTTGACTACAGAAGGTTTAGTAACTTTCTTTGCATTTTTTGTATTCCAACGATGCAGTTTAAAGTTATATGCAGGACCTTCCCCTGTTAAACGATGTTGTCTGTCTGTAGCAAGAACTTCATAGTTAGGAATATCGTAATTAAGCTTACTAAGCTCAGAGGTAATATCTGAATCAGAAAGATTTTTCAAAGAAGGATCCGTTCCGTCTTTGTTTTTCTCTGCTTTACGCTTTTCACTAAGCTGCTTATATTCAACTTCATATTCTTTATTGAGTTCTTCAGCTACAGCTTTTGCATCATAGACATTGCTGTTATTAATATCAGGATCTAGTTCAAAGTTATAGTAACTGGTTCCTTCACCCACACCGCACATATGATTATTGCTCATGTGGCGTTTCATAACAGCATGACGAGCATCAACCTGATCTGCCATATCTTCAAGCATTTCCTGATATTCATCAATCATGGAAACAATATCCATGTTTTGAACTTTTTGAGAGATCATATTGTCTTTTTCTACTCTCTTTTCATTAGGAAACGCTTCTTGAACCAGGCGAGAAGCAATAGTAATGAATGCAGATTTGACTTCAGGAGAAGAATTAAGGAATCCTTCATTTAATTCAATAACTGCCTTCATTTGGTTAAAGAGTTTTGCCATATCCCGATAGATATTGCCATTAAGAACAGCATTATAGTTAGCTTCATTAATGACTCTTGCAATCTCTTTAGCACAGCCGATAGCAGTCTGAAGACCGTCATAGGTATTCATAGAATTATGCATTCTGGGATCATTAAACCCATTACGCATCATAGAAGCATCTCCGCCTCCAATAACAGAATATGGTTTAATAATGACTCCAGGCTCACTGGGAACTCTGAAGGACGGAGTTACATTCAGCCAATTTCCATTCCTCTGGGATTTAACCATCTGGTTCTTTTTATCAAAATCTTCAATTTCTCCGTCATTTTTGAAGAGAACGAAGTTATGATCAGAAGAAGTAACCAAAGGAAGTAAATCTTTATATTTACTGTAGAGTTCTTTGATCTGATTAGGAGAAAGACCAAATCTCTCAGCTTCAGAAGAATTCAGCATTCGTTTTACTTCTGCCTGGAAAGAAGCAATAAACGGAGCAGAAATAAGCTGAGAAGCTTCAGTAAGAATAGTCATATTCTTCATGAATCTGTCACCGAGAGAGTCATGAATAACTCTGGAGAATGTTTCCCCTAATGTAACAGTAAGAGATTCAATAATTCTTGCTTTCTGAGCCTCAGTAAATTTAAATGTTCTAAGATCTTCCGCAGTTTTAATAGAAATTCCATAAACAAAATCAGGATTAAAACTAAAGCAAGTAAGTTTTTGTGTAGATTCCCCTTTAAGAACAAATTTAGGAGCACGTAATAATTGATTAATCTTATTAATAGTTCCTTCAAAATCAAAACTGGGATCTACAATCTTAGATGCTTCCTGTAAAGACAGCTTAGGATTTTTATTTATTTCTCTCAGCATCTTAGAACAATGACTTGCTAATCCATTTTCTAAAGAATAGAAGAAATTAGTACTTACAGCTTCTTTACCTGCACCATAAATAACTGTTTGGCAGGGAGGTTTGGCAAAAGAACGTTTATAAGATAAAGATCCATCAGGATTACGTTCAATGCCTCCGACAAACGTTGCAAAAAGATCTTTAACTAGATCAAAGGTTCTTTTATAGTCTCTGGCGGATTTTTGTTCATAAGGTTTTTTAGAACGCTGTAAAGCGGCATGAATAGCCTTTTCCATGATATTGGCAAATATGCCTGATCTTGTATAAAGGTCAGATGCATAAATAGGGCTTCCGTCTCCTCCAAGAAGCTTACGAATACCAGAGAGAGTTCTGGTCATACCCCGTTTAAGAAGATTACCTCCGAATGCCTGAATAATGATGTCATTTTCAGTAAAGGCACCTGTCATGGTAAGAGCAGAACCATTAATAGAGCCATCCGTAGGACCATCAGGTTCAATATAGAAAGATGTTTCTAATGTGGTATCTCCCCTTGCAACAGCAGCATCCCAGTTGTGCTTTTCAATAAGGGCTTTAAGACCCAGGATAGAAATATCTAAATCCTGTCCAGAAGCCTTAGATATGGCTTTAACTGCTGCTCTTACCTTATTGCCAAAGTCTTCTCCAAGATCTTCCTGAATGGACAAAATGTCCATGGAATCCTGATTAGCAAAAGCCTTATCAAAAAGTTTCATTAAATCTTTAAATTCCTGTGTTTCAACAATGGAATTAAAAGTCTTAGAAACTTCATCGAAATTGTCCTCATTCTGGATCTTAATACCGAATGCCTGCATAAAGGCTTTCATAAACACATATTTGTGTTCAGGCTTATTAAGATCAACAGTACTCCAGGTACATAAGAACATTTCACGGCAGAGCTTATTTCCAACAGGATTTATAGAAGGAGCCATCTGTGCTCGGCCTGTTTTGCCGGTATCATTTGGGAAATATCGAGGAACATCCCAAAGAGACTGTCCTGTTTGTTTAGCAACAATATCCTGCCGTTTGAGAGATTCCTTAGCATCTGCCATACCGGAGGTATAGATCTGCTGTCTGGATTTAATGCTTGCTAAATCTGTTTCATTGAAGTTTGCTTCATCATCAACAGTAAGACCCATAAAAGCAAGAATGCCTTTAACTCCCATACGGAAGATTACTTTCGTAGAGGTTTTATCTGCTTTATATGGTTCAGTGCTTTGTTTGGCAGAAGCTGTTTTTTCTGCATCTGTTCTCTTTAAACCAGGGACTTTATTATGCAGGTAAGTGTCAGACTGCTTAATGCCTTTTGTATCGAAGATGTAATTATTGCTGGGTCTGTTAAGAACCAATTCAGAAAGAAGGTTTCTTCCTCCAAGCAGTTCAGGAGCAAATTCAGCAACATTAAGAGAATACATAGAGTATTCTCCTTTGGGACTCTTTCGTTTGATCTCAGTACGGTTAATATACTTGGTTTTGCCTTCCTGAGACATAGTATATGCGGCATCTAGCATTGCTGCTGCAAGCGAATTAACAAGATTATCAGATAATCCGACAGGTACTTCAGGATCAGACTGAATGCCTAAATAATCTTTAATACGCTGTGCAATATCTCGAATGGCAATATCAGGAGACATACCCGAAAGGAATTCTCTTTCATTTTCTGTAAGAGCTTTTCCTTCTTCTCTGGATCCAAATACAGCGGCTTTCAGTTCATCTGTTGCTCTGTTTCTGGCTCCCTGATTTTCAAGCAGGAAATCCATAAAGGCAACAGTTGCCATCTGAAGCAGGTAAGGATCATATTTCAAAGTCTCATTAGGCTCTTTGGTAACAAAGGCAAGAATACCTGTATTGGCAAAGAATGCCTGAGAAAAGTCTTCTTCACTAAGTTCTTTACCTGTAGCATCTTTGTATTTAGCTCCAAGAGCTTTGTAATACTGAGTGTAATATCCTTTATCAGTAGGCTTTTTAGTCTTTGGATCCAACAGCTTTGCATTCAGATCAGTATTCATCTGTTTAGCTAAAGCTTCAGAGAACCCAGAAAAGAATTCAGAGAATTTTTCTCTTACTTTTGGATCTGCCAGTAAAGTCTGTAAGAATTCAGCATTCTTATTATCTTTTAAGAATTCATGATTCTTAGAGGGATTCTTTAGGAAAGATGTAAGAGCTTTAATAGGATCTGCTTTATCTACCAGTTTGGATTCAATATATTTAGCTACTTTAAATCCTTTCTTAAGAGCAGAGGAAGCCAGTTTATCCATGACATCAAAGAGCTTCCAGAAAGTATCCTTGAACAGTTTCTGTTGTCTTGGGTCTACATATTCTTCTTCTTCAGTATCATTAGGATCATCTACATCCTGATTTTCAGATTCTTCAATCTGAGTTGCTTTATAAGGATTAACGGTATCATTAATATTCTTAACGAGCTGTTCAACTACCTGAGATGCTGTCATATGCGGATCAGCATCAAGCATGAATTTAATATTTTCTTTAAATTCTTTGGAAATAGCTGAAGGGTCTTTAAACAAAGCTTCCATTTGCTTTGTAAGACTTGCAATCATATCTGCAAATAACCCTGCATCTGCTTTTTGCAAAATAGCAAGAGCTTCTTTAGCAGCTGCCTTAATAGCATTTGTATCAGCTTGGCTCAATTTCATAGATCCATCTTCATTAAAAGAAGATTTATCGTCTGTAACAGAACCAACCTGAACATTACTGCCTGCTGCTTTAAGCTGATTATTGAGATATGTTTGATAACGGTCTAACAGCTGTTTAACCATTTCTGATTTAGATAAATCAGAATGATTTTCTAAAAGATCTCTGACTTTACTTCCATTTCTGTATAAGAATTTAGTAGGATCATCAGAAGCCGCAATTGCTTCAAGCTGTTTCTTAATTGCTTCAATAGCAGGAGAAGTTTTATTAGCTGCTTTAATAGCATTGAGAGCATTTTTAATGAAATCTCTGATCTGTTTAATTTCATTAAGAGAAAGTCTCTTAACAAATCCTTCTACAGTAGGTCTGCGAGAAATTACAAATCTGTTTTTAACATCTCGTTTCTTTTTAGCAAATTCTGCTGTAAGAGGAAGTTCCTGAATATCCTGCGGATATGCTTCTCTTGTAAATTTAACAGACTCGTCGTTGATAAGATCCCCTAATGTATTATAGGTATCTACCATTGCATATAAGTCTGTCCAAATATTCTGAACATATCTGTCAGATCCTTCATTTCGTTTACCGTCTTTACCTCTGTGCCATTGAATAGGACGAGTAACGACTTCTCCAGTAGAAGGATTAATGGTTTTATAGGTAAGTTTTTTACCCTGCTGATAAGAAGCAACAGCAGCATTAAGTTTATTTCGCTGTCCTTGGATCCATTTGCTTAATTTAGCAAATCCTTTCTGGTATCTGTCAGGATTGTTTTGAATAATTGCAGAAGCAATTTCAGCAAACTGCTTACGTAAAGAGGTGAAATCATCGTCCTTTGCTAAATCAGATTTTCTGTCATGAATTTCATGGGAAGTTTGATCGGATTTAGCACCAAGAGATGTATAGCTCTTTCTTTGGTTCTGGTATGCATCAAAAAGCTTTTCATATGTTTCCAGAATAGCCATCTGTCTTCTGGAAAGACCGGATTTATCATTTAAATCTAATACAGTCTGAACAAGTTCTTTAGGTACATTTTCTCCGCTGATTACACCTGCTAAAACACCCTGAGAAGCTCGTTTATTGGCTTTTCCACTCTGAGCAGCAGGATCAAAATGAGGATTGGAACCAAAGGTCTGATGGAAATATCTGCGTGCTGCCTGACGCATACGTTCATTTGAAGCAGAAGAGCGAACCTGATTCAATAAAGAACGGATTTTATCTACGTGTTCCTGAGAAGATTTGCTTAATGGTTCTCTGGTTTTCTTTGTCTTCTTAGCAGATTCCTGAGCAGGTTTTACTGTTTCAGTCTTAGGTGCTGCTTGAGTTGTAGCAGCAGGCTGTGCAGTAGCCTGTTTGGGAGCAGACGTATTATTAGCAGCAGCAGTATGTTTTAAAACATTATTGTCATTATTCTGATCTTTAGAAGCAGAATCAGCATCCTGATCAACACCAAGCTCATCAGCAGATGTTGCAGGAGGAACATCAGAGAATAAATCCTGTTCAGTAATAGCTTCAGAAGAAGAAAGAGGAGGAATATCTCCTTTCTGATCATCATCCTGCTGTTCTTCAGATGCGGTTACAGGAGGAACAGATTCATCCTGTTGTTCCTGCTTAGGCTGCTGTGTTTGTGTCGGAGTCTGCTGTTGTTGACCTGTTTCATTCTTAGAAGCGGGAGGAGTTTCTTGAGAAGACGGGGGAGGAGTTTGTTCAGATTTTTTATCTAAATCAATATTGTCATCTTCTTCTGTATCTTCTTCTTGTTCTGTATACGGACTAATAATATCTTGTAATCTGTCATCTAAGTCCGTATAAATTTCAAATGCTTTGGCTCTTTGCTCATTAGTAGCATTTGGATCTCTGGCAGTAGCTCTGGCATTAAAATAAGCATCAAGAATATTGTCATCTTCGATGCCATATTCTTTCTTTTCTTCGTCAGTCAGCTTATATTTAGCCTCAAGTTCTGCAAGCTGTTCTTTATCAGAATCAGAAAGTTTTTCAGCATCTTTATATTTATGGTATTCCTGTCTGGCAGCATTAAGAGCTGCTAAATTTTCATCAAAATCATCATCTTCTTTTTTTTCTCTGGCTGCTTTCTGTTCAGGAGTTTCTTCCAAATTTCCTGGAGAAGATCCTGCACCTGCATTATTAGTATTTTCTTTGGCAGGTTTATTAGAAGAACCAAACCAACTCTGAAGTTTTCGGTCAATGATCCCATTAACTACCCCAGGTACCTGCATCCCGCCAGAAGAAAGTCCTGCACCAATCATAGATTCAGCCATGTTGGAGCCAGCACCTTGGAATAAACGCTGAGAAGGATCTACAAACATATTGATACCGGTATTCTGAGCAACAGGTTCATCAAAACCCTGCATACCTTCTTCAGCAATTTCTTTAAGGGTATCCTTACTTGCATTGGCAAGTAATTTTCCTTCCGTAGGAGCAAGAACAGTTTTTTCAAGACCCTTGGATAATCCCCCGGTAATAAGACCAACAGCTCCCTGAATAGCTCCTGCTGTACGTCCGCTGTATACAGCAAGTTCATTTCGAACTTCATTTTCTGCTTCTGCCTGGCTCATTCCCTGGTTCATTTTTTCCTGAACCAGAATTCCAAATACAGGAGATTTTTGATACAGCTCTTCGATAGGCATGGATAAAACAGCATCAATAGTCTGGTTATATCCTGCTCCGCCTTCCATTAATCCAGTAGCGCCCTGCCATGCAAAATTATCAATAGCAGTAGCTGCTTTTTGTGCTGTTGCCTGTCCGATAGCCTGTCCAAATTTACGTTGGGCAGCTTTAGTTAAAGCCACAGCTCCAAGTTTACGTAATCCTGCTGCAACAACACCACCAGAAGCCAAAGAACCAGCAGCATTAGCTGCAATATCTCCGACTCTGGAAGGATTTTCAGATAAATGGCTTAAAGTAGAAGCAAAGTCTCTGCCAATATCTGCCACATTTGCAGCAAGCCAAGACTTGCCGTTGGCAAGATCTTTTTCATACTTTAATTCATTATTTTTATCAATTAAAGCAGATTCAAGGGCATATGCTCTGTCAGCAGATTTTTTACCTGCTGAATCCTGTTGAGCAATCCAGTTTTTAAATGCCGCATTAGTGTTTGTGATTCCTGCTGCCAGATTCTTGGAAAAAGGAGAGACCATGGAACTGGTAACCATGGAAGCAATATCTGTAATAGGGGTAATAATCCCCTGTCCTACAGATGAGAGTGTATCCGCAGCAATATCACTTGCATATCGTTCGCTGTTTTTATCTGCTAAATAATCTGCTGCCCCAAATGTAAGCTGCTGAGTCATTTTGTCAGCAGCTTCTACACCATATTTTTTACCATATTCATACGGTGTCATTCGGACAGCATCTTTTTGTTCAGCAGGAAGATTGTTAATGACTTCCTGCATATCAGGATTATCCTGATTAACTTTTAATACGCTAAGGGATTCAATATCTAAAGGAGATTCAGCCATAAAAATTCCTATTTCTTCTGGGCAGTAGTAGACACGTTAGGAAGACTATTGTAATAGCTCATGAAAGGAACCAATTTCTGTGCCAGACTGTATGCTAAACCAAATTGTTCCTTTTGTGATAAATTAGTTGTACCAACATTTCTTAATGCAGTAGACAGTTTTGAAGCTTCTTTTCCAAGAGCTTTAATTTGCTGCTGAGATTCGTTTAACTTCATCCATTGACCTGCCATATCAATAAAATTAGTAGAATACTGCACAGATACTTCATTTGCTTTTCCAACATTAAGACGAATGCTTCCTGCATCAGTAGAAAATTCTCTGATATGGCTGTTAGACATACTATCTACAAGAGCCATTGCTGCAATTTCCATAGGAATTTTATTAACCCGAGCAATCTCAGCAATAGTTCCGTCAATAAATTCACGGCTTACAGTAGTTTTTTTACCATCAACTGTGACTTCGTAATTATCTCCTCCGCTGGCATATTTCCAAGCTTCAGCAGCACTCATTGTATTTAATTTATCTTCTTCTATTAATTTTGCAATACGACCTAGAGCTTTATTTCCAGAAGCTAATTTATTTTTAGCTGCGGCAATTTGCATAACAGCTTGATCCATCTTGCTTTCAATCTTAGCAGGGGAATATTCCTTAGCTAATGCAGCTCCTTTTTCAAATGAATTTGTACCGTTTTGTTCAACTAAAAGTCTAGCCGCAGGATCCGCCTGACTAAGAAGTTTATTAACTGCGGAATTTCCTGAAACATTTGCTCCAACAGTTCCCATATTACTTCTAGCAGCAGGAGAAAGACTTCCATTATTTAATGCAGCAGCTGCTGCTCCAGGAGCAACAACACTTCCACCGTATGCACCAGCATTGCCAGGAGTTCCTACAGGAGTATTTGCTAAAGGTCCACCCATACCTGTAGCCTGAGCTTCAGAAAGCATAGCTTGTTTTGCAGCATCCTGATCAGCAATTTGTTGGGTTAAAGCAGCAATTCTTTGCGGATCAGGATTTTCTTTTGCCCTTTCCATCTGCAATTCAGCTCTTAAATTAGTCTGTGCTATAGGAATCTGATCATATCCCAGTGTTTTACCACTAGAAAATGTGTTACCAAAGAATCCCCTATCTCCAATCATGTCCTGAATATTAACCCCTTCAGGAACCATACTTGGATCAATTCCAAGCAGCTTGGCAGTATTTGCTCTGGCTGCTTTTGCTATTTGAGAAGTTGCAGCAGTAGCCCCGTCTGTATTATAGATACCCTGCTCTAAAGCACTCCAAGGAATTTTTCCTGCTTTGGCAGCCTGAAATAATTGAGCAACATATGCTCTTTGTTCAGGAGTAGATTTAGAAAGATCTAAAGGATTGCCTTTAATATCTGTCCGCATTTCGTAATGCGGATCAGTCTTTTCTGCTTCTTCTTTTATTCTTTTTTCAGCATTTGTTTGTAAAGAGGTATCTCCAGTATTTGACGGAGCAGCAGATCCCAATTGTGCATCTTGTTGTCTAGCTTCTTCTAATTCTTTAGCAAGCCTGTCTACATTTTCTAACTGACCTTCAGTATTTTGAATAACAGTATTAGTAGGATCAGTTCCGAATTTTTGTTTGAAAGCTCTTCTAAGTAATTCTGCTTTACGGAAATCGCCCTTAGTACGGGCGTCATTCCAAGCAGTCTTAAAAGAGCTTAATGCCCCTTCCTGAGTTAAATAATCCCCAAATTCTTTAGCTGCAAATTCATCTACCAGTCTTTTTTCTCTCCAGTCTGTATCCATTATTTTGGCAGATACATTATTTTTATATGCATTGGAATTAGCCTGATTAGCATTAGCCTGGCTTAGATGAGCAGCATTCCAATCTTCTTTAGCAGCCAGATCATATACATCTGTCCGCAAATTAGGATATTTGGCTCTGAATGCAGCTAGTTCAGCTTCATACCGTTTTTGATTACCGCTTCTGGCTGCTTCCTGTAATCTGTTTCTGTCTGCTCCCAGAGAGTTATATTGCTCCCACATAGCTGCTTTATCCAAATTAGCATCATCTGTAATTTGATTTCTTCGGTCTTCAAATGCTTTTTGAATAGTATCCGCATTAGCATTAGCAATATATTTAGCAGCTTCTGAAGAACCAAGGAAATTCTGCATACCTTGGTAAGAACCAGCTTTAAGCAAACCTCCTAGTAAAGCAGCATTATTATAGTTTTGATAACTGTCTCTTAATCCAGAGACTGCTTTAGAGATTTCTTCTGCTCCTCTTCCAAATTGTTGGGAACCAACCTGCATATAATCAGATCCGTTCCCAATATTAGATTGGGTAGGAGTAATTCCTAACTGAAAGAAAGATGTTGCCATATTTATTCTCCGTTAAGACCTGTTGCTTTATTCTGGTTATACCAGTCAGAATATGCTCCGTCAGATCCTGTTTCCATAATAGATCTGGTTCTGGCTACGTCACCTAATTTAGTGTTATAGGATTTAATGGAATTATTGAGGTTGGTCGTAGCAAGTTGTTTATTAAAATTAAATGCATCTTTAGCTGTTTTCATGTTCTGCCAGCCTGTATATGCATTCATTGCTCCAAGACCTAGATTTAAACCTGCATTAGCAACAGATCCAATATTATTCCAATTAAAAGAACCATCAGCATTAGTAAATAATCCGTTAGATCCTGTAAGACCTGCTGCTGACCAGTTTGTATTAGCTGCTAAACTTGGATTAGTATACTGCATTGTGTTTTGAGCAACTGTAGCTGGAATTTCCACTCCAGATTCATCAATAATTGTAGGAACAGTACTATTATTATTAAACCAAGTACTCGGGTTATACCAAACAAATTCGCCCATATTAATTTCCTTTAAGAATTTATTACATCTACATTTAAAGAAATATCTGAAAAATCTTTAATGTAGCTAAACGTCATTTCACAAATATCAGATCCAGTAAGAACAGTTCTTTGCAGGAAAGTTGATGGCATTTCAAAATATGCTTGATACAGAGTCCCATTAACATAATCCATGTCAATAAGACTATTACTTCCCAACAATTCTTTCATCTTATTATCAATACTTTTTATTTGATCTTGGGTATCTGTCAACATTGTTGACATTTTATTATATGTCTGCTGTGCAGATGTATTTAGAGCTGAAGATACAGCTTGTATCCCTGCATTTACCACACTCATTGCGCCCTGAGCTGTAGATAAAATACTGGACATTGCAGAAAGTCCTGAATTCATAAATGCAGAAAAATTCATACAGACAATAGCAACAATGGCACAAATAATGGCGGATACAACAGAAGCAGCTTTTTCTCCTAATACAGGCGTTAAAATTTCCATCAACCAAGGCATAATAAAATATTGAATTACTAAACCAAGAATAAGAACACAAATTCCTGTATATAAGGCTGCCCAAATAGTAATTGATTGACCTCCTGTAAAATAAGCAAGAATAACTGCAATAACAAAAGTAACAATCTGAAATAATCCAGATTGATACCATTTAGTTCTTTTAATTTGATAAGAATTAAATACCATAATCATGCTACGTTTTGCTAAATCCGTAGCATTAGTAAGACTCATTTTATTAAAAGTTTGGTACTGAAGAGGAATAACAAAACCAGATGCATCTGGTTCCATTATTTCCATTAGATAATAATCAGAACAAGATTGTCTGTAATCAATGGTTCCAGGCCCAGCAGCGTAATATTTAACAGCTTTTCCATTATAAACAAAATTATTATATTGAAGCTGTGTAAATAAAATATCAAAGTATGTATTTTCTGATTCTTGTTTATATAAATGAAGATATGTTATTCTAGTGGTTCCTATCCAAGAATCATCAGAATCATATTCGTAACTTTCTTGATAGACAGGCTTAAAATAATATTGTCCAGGTTTTAAACCAACAGCTGCTTGACCGTTTCTTTTACCAAAATATCCTAATCTATAGTAAATTTTAATATCATATGATGCCATTCCATACTTAGAGTTAATATAAATACAATGTTCCGGATTTGCTGCCCATAGATCATTAGCCGCAGAAGTAGAATCATCAACTTCAATAAGTGTTGTATCAGATCCAGAATCTAAGGATTCATTTAAAATAGCATCATAAAAGAAAGTAAAAATATATTCCTTACCTTCATCATATTCTGTATTAATTGGAATTCCTAAATTAATATAAGTAAAATTTACATCAGAAATAGAATCGTTATCTTCAAGATTATCAATTAAAGTATTATATTGGGTATTGCCTGATTCAGATCCTGTAATTTTACGATACGCTTTTTTAATCCAATTCCAGGTTTCTGGTTCATAATCAGAAGAATACCAATTTTTTTGATGACGAAGAGGAATATATGGAAAATAAGTTTTATACTGAGGCTCTCCTACAGTAAAAAATTTATCAAAATCAGTATCTCCTGTTTGATACCCATAAAGAATTTGCTTAGAAACAGAAGTTACTACAGGAACTTGAGTTACAACTCCATTTACTGTTTGAGTCTCATATGTAGTAGTAGTAATTGTATATATGCAGTATAAGTATCTATTATTATGATCATAGCTGCTGGTATCCAAAGTTACACTGGATCCATCTGTAAATTTAATTGTAATATCTGTACGATAATCATTTACAGAATGGTATCCTTCTGTCCAACCATTCTCCCAATCATCGTAATACCAACCATATTCTTTATGCGATCCAATGCGAGTATATGTTTTATCAACCGTATATGCAGTTCCTATATCTGCCGGACGATTTTGATATACCCAAAAATCTGCAAAATAAAATTCATCATAAAAATCTACAGTTAAAGTATTAATTTGAATATCTTGGTTTGAAGATAAAGAATTTTTTGTAGAAAGAAGAGAAATTAAATCAGATTTATTAATAGTAACTCCAGGATACCAAACAGAAGAACCAAGACCTACATGATCTGAGTATCCTGATGTAGTAGCCCAACGATAATATCTTTTAAAACAGGCTCCCCTTTCTTTCATTAATGTATTAATGAGATAGCCTGTTTCATTTAATTCTCCTGACATAGCGCCAGAAGTTAATGCAGTGGGAAGCCATTTAGATTTATCATTTTCAGCCATATCTACCACAGAAGATCCAACTGTAGTAATTTTCTTGGTTCCAAGATGCATTATTTCAATCCGACATTCTTATTAAGAGCAATCAACGTTTCATTGATATAAGTATTCTGTAAAGAAGAAGGTGCTGCAAGACCTTCATCAATACCTTTCTGTGTAATCCAGGCATTACTGAAGATAGAAGCTACTTTCTGCTGTGCATCTCTTTCATATGCCCAGATCTGCTTATCCTTAAGCTCTTTATCCTTACCGCTTTCACCCTTAACAGTTGCTCCGTCTGTACGGGTATCAAGTGTTTTGGCTCTTGTAGCTTCAACAGATTCTTTAACTAGGGAGCACTGAGCCACTTCAGTAGCAATCTTCTTATTGGCTAATTCAAATTCAGCATCTGTAGAAGCCAGTTTATCTACCGTAAGAGCATAATTTGCCTTATTGGTATGAGCCTGAGCCTGTGCAATAGCCAGTTTAACTTTGGCATCAATAGAATTGATATTGGCTGTAATAGCTGCTAACTGAGCCTGTACACCTGCCCAGTAAGCCTGATCCTTGCCAAGTGCAAACTGAACTGCTGTCTGCATACCTACGGTGGCAAGAGCAATATAGGCTTTAGTATATTCAGCTCCTGTGATTCTTCCTGCATTGTATTCTTCCCTTAGATGAACCTTAAATGTTTCCATGAATCCGTCAAAGATGCCAGAACCATTTACTCTTCGTTCAGTAATGGTCTCTGTGGTAAGTTTTTCAGACGGCTCCTGAAGAGCATTAAGAAGATCAGCAGATACTGAGAGATTAGGATCATCCCAGTCAATATCAGGAATGGAGAAATCCAATCCCTTTGTAATGCTCTCAAGAAGAGCTAGGGACGTTGTATCACTTGCGTACATATTCTTCCTATAAAAATAAAGCCTTACGTATGTAAGGCTTATTTTAGCTCAATTATGAGGGTTACTGGTCAATAGATCCAGCAGCTGCCTGAGCTGTTGCAAGTTCATCCAGTTCTTCCTGTGTAAGCTGAGGGAGAACTTCAATGGCGAATTCAGGAACCATGGAAGTTTCAATGCGGGTATTACCTTTGGCATCCTTTACTTCCTGGAAGGTCTGATATTTACGTGCTTTGATAAAGTCATAAATACATTTGGGAATATGATATCCGTTATTGGTAGCTGCACCGAAGGCAACATATTTACGGACAGTACCGATATAGGCATTGGCTACCGTAATGATTTCTCCTCTCCAGGCTTTCTTGGAAGGATTCATATTAATAATACGGCAGCGGATAAGTTTAAGAGCTTCCTTACGAATCTGTTCACGTTTGGCAGCTTCTTCATCTACAGATTTAGTTTCTTCCTTGGTTCCTGTCTTGGCTTCAATCTTTGCTTTAAGAGCAGCGATACCGATATTAGGAGAATAGGTAATACCCATTTTATCAGCACGTTCTTTCAAAAGAGTAAGCTCATCTACAGACGGAGTAATATCATCAGACATTTAAATTCCTTTTAAGGGTTGATTTCTAAAGATTATATACTAATCAGCTATTTCCCAGACATACCCTGCATGAGTATTTTGATAACCTTTGCAGGTATTCATAATGCCGACATATGTATATTTTCCTGTAGCAGCAGCTTCTTTGGCATTTTTCCATTTATGAACAATTCTTAGATGTTTTTCAGGAAAATATTCAATGACACTCTGATTTACAGGTCTTTCTGATAAAGAAAATTTAGTTCTTTTGTTTTGGCTGCACATTTGGAATAATGTAGTCTTCCGTTGTTTTACGAATTATATCTGTTATCTTTTTATCTGCATATTGCCAGAAATACCCAGCACAATAAGGCTTTCCAGTAGCACAGCATCGGTAAATATTTGCAGGATCTACTTTAAGAACACGTCCTGCTTCAGGAATAGAAGTCCAAGAGGCAATATATCTGTATCGTAAATAAGGTTCAGTATAAACTTCATACTGATTTACCATTCCAGTAATGTTATTTCGTTTACTGTTCTCTTCTTTAGTAATCCATTGAACATTTCCTGGTTCATAGTCTCCATCAGGATTAATTCGATCAATGGTTAATGAGTCGTTATACTGAGCTATGTTATCTTTATAAAAATTTTCAAAAGATTTCCAAGATTCACAGATTTTAATTCCTCTTCCGCCATAATCTTTATATCTTGCTTCATGAGGATTTAAACATCTTCTTTTAATGCCTTTCCAGATTTTATAAATTCTTGTATAAGCCATTCCATGTGATTTCGACATAATATTCTTCAGTAAAAAGAAAAGCTCCCTATTATAGGGAGCTTTTTTACCTATTTGTCAATTAAATAGGTGCTACGCACTTGATGAGACCCAAACGTTCGGGACGCTTCAGGAGGAAACCATAGTACCACTTAATGGAGCTGAAGCCCGTTTCACCATACGGATCAGTACGGTCAGCAGTTTCACGACCCGGCATCTTGGTCATAACCGAGAACTTAACAGTCTTGCCATCCGTCTGGAAGCCAATCGTAGAGAAGGAATCATCACCCACTACGAAGAACGGATAAACGTTGTATTTACCGTTTTCAGACTGGAACTTGGAATCAGTAGCTTCAGCACCAACACCAGCCCAGTGAAGCATTTCAGGAACACGGATGATACGGAAGTTATCAATAGAACCGATTTCACCGTTAAGGACATTACCTGCATCAGCATAGTGCTGAACTTCAATAAATGCCTTGTTGCCGAAGAGGTCTTTCATTTCCTTAAGGACAGGAACCAGTTCAAGACCGACATAAGCTACACGGCAGGCAGGAATCGTCTTGGTATCAATCAGACGGGAACCAGAAATAACAGTAGTCTTCATCGGAGTACGGTTATCCGTAAGGATCATATCCAGACGCATAAGAGTACGGTAATCAAGAACAGAATCAGCATCTACCGTTTCATCAGAGGTAGCAGAACCAGCATAAACAACAGTACCTGCGGAGTTCAGAAGGTCAATCTGAAGAGCAGCTTCCGTAAGCTGATGTGCACCGGTAACAAGTTCACGTGCAAGATGAGACTTCAGTTCGGAATCCGAATCAAAATCCAAAGCTTCCTGAGTAAATTCATAGAAGAAACCGAACTTGGCAATCGTACCTTCAATGAGCTGACGGGTAAAACCAACACGGTTTACTCGACCGCCATTTTCAGTAAGAGCAGGAAGTTTTGCCGTAATCGTACCAATATCACGGCTGGAACCATAAAGATTACCGTCTTCAATCGTTGCACCCTTGGCATCAATACCCTGGTCATTGATGTTTCGGTCATCAAGCAGCGGAATGTAGTAGTAAGCCTTCATGGTTTTGCCAAAATGCTTCGGCATATTTTCCGTAGAAGCAAGAGGCATAAAGTACTGTTCTTTCTTGGCATCAATAAGACTCTTCTTGAGCCAATAGAAAGTATTCAACTGGTCAGCATTCGACTTTGCATCAATCGTAGACTTCTGACCTTCGATAGGAGCGTTATAATTCAACATTTTTTAAACCTTTAATTTGAGAAAGTCTTCATCACTCAACTCAAGAGGATTGATGAATCTTTCAGATCTTCTTGTATTGGTTCTTGTTGGAGCAGCAGCCTTGACTCGGGCAGAATTTACTACATTAGACCTGGGCATATTACCTACGCGTGTGGCAACGGCCTGTCTTCGAGTATTCTGGGTCTGTTGTTGACCTACCAGATAATCACCAACTCGTTTATATGCTTCAAGGAAGGGAGCATTCGGAGGAATATTTCCTAATGTTCTCTGCCTGTCAATTTCATTAACAATCATCTGATATACACCAGACTGACGTTGTTCATTAATAACCCGTAAAAGATCAGGGTCCTGCCAAAGTATATCTTTACTTTGAGAATCCCACTGAGAATTAATTTCCTGAAGTGTCTCAGTTCCTCCAGTAGAATCTTTAAGATTATTGAGCGCTTCTGTGAAATTAGCTTCAGCATCAGATACCTGATAGTTTCCTGCCTGATAATTGACCGATTCAAGATCAATATCAATAGGATCCATACCAGAATCTTTTACAAGTTTTTTAATAGCTTCAGGGTTACGTTTGTCCAGATCAATTAAATAATTAATCTTGGATTCGTCCAAAAGTCCATTATTCTCCAACATTATAAGCATTTTTCGATAAGGAGCCAAACTCTGCATTTTACGAGTATAGTTGGCTCCCTGCTGCATAAGCTGAATTGCTTCTTCAGGAGAATTTAATTGAATAGTCTTTCCGTTTGCTTTAAACGGAGCCATGACTTTATTATAGAACCCTTGATAATCTACATTTGCCTGGGTTTCTGAACCTGTTTCTTCTTCGGTATCCAAAGCATCATGCAGCCTATTATCAAAATCGTCAGATCCAGAACCAGATTCATGATCAGAGGAACCAGAATCAGAATTGGCATCATAAGAAGTACCAGAGGCAGAAGAAGCAGCTTCATTTACAGACCCCTCTTCAGGTTCAGGAGGATTTTCTTTGGCAAAATCCTCATCATTCATTTCTAGAAATTCAGTATTTTCTTCCATATTATTCCTCTACAGCAGCCTGCAATAAAGCCTGATCCAATCGGGGAAGATCTTCTTCAGCATTGTCTCCAAGCTGGATTTGAACATTAAGCCAGCGTTTGAAATGCTGACATCCTTTAGCCATTTCAAGAGCCAAAGCTCTGTCTTCTACAGAAAGGGCAGGATCTCCTGAAACACCTAAATACCGAGCACATTCTTTGGTGCAGTAGTATTCAATAATGAATTCATAGAAGTCAGGATTTTCTTCCAAACGTTTAATTGCATCTCGAATCTTCACAAGCTGCTGATATTGCGCTTTTTGGAGTTCGAGTTCTTTTAATTCACTCATGAGTATTCCTTAAACAATTTATTGTTCAGCTAAAGATTCCGAAATTGAGTTATACCCAATGGCTGCTTCAATATCGGGGTTTGATTCATCAGGTTTGCGAGTTTTAAGCAGAGCTTTAGTAACTTCCAAATTCTGATTTCCACGTGCCTGAGCACGAATTCGTTCCATTTCCTGAATATGTTTCTGGCCAGATGCAGCAAGCTGATTATCAATATAAGTACCTTCTGTTTCTGCTTCGGTTTTAGTAGCTTTAGTCTGATTAAGACCAGCTTCAGTTTGAATCTTCTGGATTTCAGCCTGTAATTTCTGTACTTCACTCTGAAGTTTCTGAAGTTCAAGCTGCTTTCTCTGTTCTTCAGCAGGATCAGGCTGAGGTTTCCATTTACGAAGCTTATTAGCCAGAACAGGCAGTCTCTTAAGATCTGCAATCTCAGAGAGAATAAGCATCGTAATAGAGGGATCCATTCCAGGACCAATTGTCTGAAGCATCATGCCCATATCCTGAGCTTTTTCATTGTCTACTTCAGCTGTAGAAATATCTACTTCCAAGTCAAAGTTACCTTTGAGGTCTTCTCTCTTAACTTTGACATACTGTTCATTGGTAACTCGGATAACTTCTTCTTCAGATAAGAATTCTGCATTCATTGCACAGATCTTATCTCCTACCTGAGCCATACCTTTGGCTAATCTCCTGAGAATAGCCATTTCTCTTTTGGCAGAAGCATCCAATACTCCTCGAATAGCAGTAGCTACCTTGGAGTTATAAGCATCGCCTGCAAGACCTCCTGAGAAAGCCTTAACACCTGTAAGAGCTTCAGCTTCCTGGTTCTGCATCTGGATCATAAGCATTGCAGACTGAGGAAGCTCAGGATACTGATGCTCAATATATCCTCCTCCGTTAGGATTCATCTGAGGATTAAATTCATAATCCTCTCCGTTCTCAAATCTTCTGCGGTTAAGAGGATCAAGCATTCCCTTGGCAAATCCCTGCTGCGCATTTGCAGAACGACCCAAAGAATCAATCATTCCTCGGGTAATAGCACCAAGGATTCTCTGGTTATCTTCAAGGAGTTCAGCATCTGGTTCTCCATAAAGTTCACGCTTAACAGGAACATACTGAACCAGAACAAAGGGAAGCTTTTCATCGGGGAAGGGATTAAGCTCCATACGGATCATTGTGTTTCCGATCCATGTAGCAACAAAAGGAACCAGTTCTCCTGTCTTATGAATATCATAGAATCCCCAATATTCATAAGCTACCACTTTCTTACGGGTAGTGTCATTGAAGTTGAAGGTATCAGGAATAGTAGTGACATGATCTGGTTCAGAAAGAGGATCATTGCCTTCCCAGTCAATAAGATCCAGATTCTTATATCTGTCGCCTGCTTTTAAGAGTTCTGCTTTATTGGTTTCAAAGGACTGAATTACAAAGAGAGCTTTATCAATATCTCCGTTGCAGGAAGGATCAATATAAACATTAACAGGATTCAGAATTTCTACGCTTGGTTCATTCTGAACAATCTGTTCTACTTCTACTTCCTGCTGTCCTACCATAACAGCCTGAACAGGCTGCTGAGTTTCCATGAAGTAATTAACAGCTTCCTTTAATTCTTCAGGAGTAGTTTCATCAAAGGTTCTGGGGTCATCCTGTTTAGCCTGGACACCCTGCTGCAATTGCTGAACATACTGTTCATCCATTACAGGATAATAGCTCCAGACAGGAACAATCTGTTTCTCCATCTTAGTCTGTCTGTTCCAGCCAAGCTTGATAATAGATGTTCCTTCATCTACTGTAGCTCGGACATAATCATCAATAAGACGGATCTTATTAAGCTTTGTGTTGAACTGCCAGTTCAGCAGAATCTGATTCTGTCTGGCAGCAAGCTCATCTTCAAATGATCGGGGAGATACTTTAAATACTGTATACTGACCCAGGAAAGGTTCAGTTAAGGCAGAATATCTCCATTCTGCCTGTCGTCTTACAAGTTTAGGCTGAACAGAAGAACGTCCTTTCTGAATGGGAGGTTTGGCAGAACCAGTAACATTCAGAACATCTGTCCAGTGATTGATTTTAGAAATCTGAGCATCATGCGAAGGTTTTGCAGCTTCCAAATCACCTTTCAATGTTTGAATAGTTGGTTCGTCTTCCCAGTCTGTCAGCTTCTTAGTAGTAGGAAAAGGTAACTGATTTTCATCCATATCTTTACTCATTTAACTTCTTTTCAGCTTCCAGATATTTTACTAGGGTATCTATTTGCTTGTCACGGAGTTCAATAACTCCTCTGAGTTCTTTAACCAAGCTGATGCCTTCTGTAAGCTGTCTGTCGAGTCGTGCTGTATGTTCTGCAAGATACTTTGCCGTACTGGTTCCTGATTCGGCCTGACGTTTATATATGTTGGCTCGCTCTTCAGAAGACTGCAACCTGAGAGCATGATCATCATTAAGAGTACTAATAGTTTTTTCATAATTATCCTTCTGTTCCTGCATTTGCACAGTCAGTTCTTCAAGCTGTTTTTCATAATCTTTATACTTTAAAAAGTAATGATCACGCTGCTTAAGAATCTCAAATTCTTCCTGTAGTTTTACTTTGTTCCAATTGTCTTTGCAGACTCCATATCCCATAAAAAAAGAAACAGCAGCAACAGCAATCAGAATAACAATAGAAGAACCAACAGAAGGTAAAGTCATGATTTACTCTTTATAGTTGTTGAAGAGAGCTTGTTCTTTATATCTTCTGGTTCTGAGTCCGTCTTCAAACTTAGAACCAGGATTAACATATTTAACCATGCGATTAGCAAAACTATCATAGTTCTTGTTATTAAGATCAGCGAACAAGGGATATTGTTTACATTTGGTAATTCCAAAATTATAAACAAAACTCATTATGGCAATAAACATCCCTTCGGTTACAGGCACACGAACCAAAGAAGATGCTTCTTTTTTGAATTGAACTAAATCTTCTTTAAGAAGTTCTTTAGCTTTTTCTTTAGAGATTGTATCTCCCTGCTTTACTCCTGCCGTATGACCATATCCAATTGTCCAAATACCAGCAGGACATTTATATGCTTTTGATTCAAATCCTTCTGCCTGAGCTATGAAATCCAGAGCTAATTCAGAATTATAAGAACCAAAAGAATTAAATTCTTTATTCATGTTTAAGTTCAGATAACTGTTTTACAAGAGTCTGATTAGCTTTAATGAGATCCTGGTTTGAATCCTGGAGTGACTTTACCGTTTCCATGAACTGAGTCAGTTTCAGAATATCTGCCTTATTCTGTTCTACCTGTAAACGGAGTTCATATACTTCTAACTGCTGCCTGTGTAATTCCATCTTATTATCTAAATAGCAGGTTAAAAAACCTGCTAAATAGAATGATGTAAAACCAAAGACGTGCAGGAGTATAGATGACCAGTTTTTCAAACTATAGAGCTGCATTTGTCTAATCCTTTTTAGATTTATCGTTATTACTGATACGATTAATTATAATGGCAATAACAGCCTCATAGAGTATATTGACTGTCTTGGTTCCAAAATAAGAAAATAATCCGCAGGTTCCTGCAATATACTCATCTGAGATTCCATAGGTTTTAAGAAATAAAAATACAATAAAACCTACCAGAATGGATGTTCCGATGCTGACAACATAATTACCCCAGTTGAAATGTACTTCTCCCTTAACAATGGGAGCGGATACTCCAAGTACAGATGCGATCAGTATGAGACTGGAGGTAATCACTAAGTGAAACGGGGTAAGAGTGTCAATTAACTGACTTGTAATGGTCATTGTAAATCTCTTAGCTCCTTGTTATTTTTACAATTATATAGAAGATAAGAGAATAATGACAAAAGAGGGGATGTATATCCCCTCCTTATCCGATTACTGTTTTGTAATCATTTCCTTTTTAAGACAATGGATGTAGTACAGAGCTTTATAGATATTTTTAATTTCTTCTGCATCTACATTATTAAATGTATCAGGATCCATATCGTTAAATTCTTCAAGACGCTTACGAAGCAAAGTTATGGACTCACACATTTCTACTTCAAGCCATGAAGACATATTTACATTCCACATGATGTTCCCTCGTATCTCTTGATTATTTCAAGCAAAGCTTTTCCGTCATCCAGAGAGAACCTGAAGGGAATTCCCATAATGTTAATTCTTACTTCCGGTTCTTTCTGGAATGCTGTGTCAATGAACAGCTTTACCTTCTCTGTGTCCAGAAGATTCTCCTCATTTAGTATTCCGAATGTTTTAAGCAAAGGAGCATATTGTTCAATCATTCGGTCAGTCTGAGTAAGAACCAAGGAAGCTGAACCTGTAAGTCCCCATCTGATTAATGTGTTTTCCTGGGGTATTGCAGGAATAACTCTTTCATCCAAGAAATTAGCCAGAACAGCTTTGATATTGACAGGGCTGATCAAAGACATGATTTACTCCTTAACATCCGCAGGGAGCAGAAGTCTGGGTTAAAGGAGAACCAATGTTAATGGATCCAGTAACAGGAGTTGTAGCAGGCGCTTCAGTCGTAGGAGCGGTCCAAGTGTTATACCGAGGCATAACTTCAGGACAGATAGAATCTCTCGACATCTTCAGAGTGCCAGGAACAAAAGTAGCATTGACATAAGAATACAGTTCATTGTCTCCGCTCTTGCGTCTTTCAGCTTCAAACTTAAGACCATTATCAAGAGTCTGATAAACAGACTCAAATCTCTGGTTCATATTCTTGGCAAGGCAGTCAATAGCATCAGCAGTACGCTGATTATTAACTCTGTTATTAACAGCTTCTGCATCAAGAGCCTGAACCTGTCCAGAAAGACGGGTTACATCTTTCTCAAGACATTTGAAATTTGCATCATTAGTTGCAAGACGTTCTCTTGTAAGAACCAGTTCCTGATAGGTTTCTTTAAGATTGGATTGGATGTTGGAGTAGATCTGAGTACCTACCTGATCGGTATATTTCTCAGACTGGAGTTTAGCAATTTCAGCATCTTTCTGAGAAAGAACAGACTGATACATTGCTCCTTCTGCGCAGTTGAATCCTCGGTTGTTACCTAAGATTCCTCCTAAGAGACCACTACCGTTTCCTCCTCCCAATGCCCACAGACCTGCAAGAGAAGTACCGATAATACCTGTAGTAAGACCTGCTTTAGCTACACCGCTGGAGTGTTCACAAGTTGCCATATTAATTCCTCTTATAATAATTGTTTTCGGAATAACTGAATTACTTCAGTCAAAGATAATATAGCATAGACAAAACCCTTAAGACATTGGATAATTGTCTTAAGGGTTTGTACTTATTAGAGGGGAGTAATTTTTGAAATTTCCATATTAAACAATCGTTTAAATACAGCTCTAAAAATTCCTTTATGAAGTGCTTTTACGTTTGGACACGAAATTTCTCCGACGGTTCGCAACAGCATCCCGACCCATCATCGTTAACGAAAGTCAAAGGCAGATTTTTGTCTACGCCCTTATAGACGGAAAAATCGTACTGCGCTGTGTCGTTCATCATGCTGAAAAGTCCGAAGCAGAAAATTCAATCTTGATTGCGTCTAAGGCCGCGGCAGAATCTGCCGCATTGATAGCTTCGCGAAGTGCCCATTTTTGCGTATAGGCCGCAGTACCGCTTTGTACAACCTCTTTCTGCAATACTTGAATTTCTTCTGCTGTGAGTTCGTGCGGCTGATTGTCAGCGTCCATAAAGACGGCACCAGTACCAAGCGTGGCAAGCCCTGCGATGTCAAGCATGGCTCTTGTGTCTGCGTCAGCGGTAAAGCATAATGAGGATTTCATTACGGCTGTATCGTTGCGCCATTCCAAGAAAGCCGCATCCAAATCATCTAATTTCTGCTCTTTCAGACTTTCGAGACTCGGGGCAGGAGGAACGTAAGGCGAATATGTACCATCGCTGTTTCTGATGTATTCCTGCCCGTCTACATTCCCGAGTAGCAAGGCGTAATCGGTCTCTTTGATTTCGATAAAGCCTTGAGCCTTAAGAGCCGCGATTTCTTCTGCGGTCTTTTCTTCTTTAACGTAGGTCGCACCGCGGCGGCCTTCTTCTGAAAACTTACAAAGATATGTGATTGACATTCAGCTTCTCTCTAAACGTAACCTGTAGCGATATAGCGGCAATTTGTCAAAATTGCTACGGCATCTTCTGACGCGCTCAACAGCGTGCCACCCGTGTTTGTCAGTGCTTGTAAGTGCGTCAAGGCCGTGTAGTTTGTGCGGTAATTTGTTTGAGGCCCTCCGATGGTTGACATCGAATAAACCACGCTAAAGGCACGCGGAAAAGTGAACGAGTAATCACCACGTGCACCTAAGGTCACCAAGCCCCATTGAATGCAAAAACCAGTGCTATTATCACGCGCCCATCCGTTCGTGCCACCCGAGAGCGTCCAACAGCTCGTATTAGTGTCCGTGTTGGTGTCCTGCGTCGTGATGGCAAATGTCGTTCCGTTTCCTCGCGTAAAAGTAACAGTCGTGCCGCTTACCGACGCGCTCTTAATGTACGTGCTCGTGATTGTCTGCCCTGAGCTGTCCTGCGTCGCTTTCGTTGCGCTCGTTGCGCTTCCTGCGCTAGTGGCATAGTTCGCATTGGTCGCACTTGTTGCAGTAGATGCACTACCTGCACTTGTAGCATAATTCGCATTTGCTGCAAGAGTTGCATTCTCAGCTGTTTCTGCGCTCGTTGCTGTAGTTGCACTATCAGCTGTACCTGCTTTAGCAGCATAAGAAGCTGATTCAGCAGTTGTGGCAGAAGTTGCATTACCTAATAAAGTAGCTTTAATAATAGAAGGAAGTACAAGAGAGAAATCCTCAGAACCATTAATTTTCTTTACTGCACCAGAGTTTGAGCCATCAGCGTCAACAATAGTAATTTCCCGTTCTTCACCCCAGGAAGAGGTTGTAATATCCTCAGAACCATTGAAGTCAGTTCCATTGATCTTACGAGGAATAGCCAATGTTTGCGCTTGTGGAATGATTTCTGTGTAATCCAGCTTAGTATTAATTGAATTCCGCAAGGAATTCATCTCAACAGCAATCTGCTCTGTCAGATTAAGCAGCTGTTCAGATAAATTACTGGGATTAGTAATCATGCCTTTAAATTCCTGTTAGAGTTAATAATAAATATTGTACTAGGATTTAGCATAAAGAGTAGAGAAATATGTAGCTAAGTCAGGAGATACAGGAGCAATTTCTGTGGTATCAGCACTGTCTCCCTTTTCGCCTTTATCCCCCTTTTCTCCCTTATCTCCTTTCTCACCTTTATCTCCCTTTAATCCAGGGACATCATAAAAGTTTCCATTTATATCTCTTACTCTCAAAATAGCCATTTATTGAATCCTCTTGAAAACGTATACCGCTAAATAAGGCGGCATATTGTTGTGCGCTGAATTGCCGCCTACTGATGATGTCTCGCCTGTCCAACCGTCCGAGGCGGTAAATTTAATGCCGTGTAAACCTGTGTAGGTAGTTTGCAAAGAAGGCGAGCCGCAATTGCTCACGCTGTCAACAGAAGAGAATGCACCTGTTGCGCCTCTCGTTTCGTACCAACAAACCGATTGCGAGTGAGCAGGGTAAACAGAGCCTAAAATTTCCATCGTACCTCTGCCGTGCGTATGGCTAGGCGTCTCTGCTGTCGTGAGCGTGTGCGATTTTTCGCCTCCTGTCTCACCGACTGCTTGCCCGTCCTCCAATGCGTACAGGAATCTGCCTTTCACCTGTTCCCACACCCCCCCCATGTATGTACTCGGGTCTGCGCTGTTTGAGGTGAACAGATAAGAGCCTACAGGGTGAGATTGCAGGATTATCTCTTTTGCGAGGTCTGTTAAGGTGTAAGCCATTAGGCGGTTCTCCTGAAAATGTAAACAGCTCTGTAAGGCGGGAGGTTATTGTGCGCACTAGAAGTGCCTGTAGTTGACATCCAACCGCAGTCATAAAATTCTGTCACGCCTCTGTCCCCAAACGTACCATTAACACCGTAATTTCTTTTTGTACCTGTCGGATAGTTTGCCTCGGGGCTGTGGCCACTCGGTGCCCAAATAACAGAATTAGGACGTGAAAGGGAATAATTGCCATCATTGTCAGTAGAAAGCCCGAGGGCATGACGGTGCGAAGGCATTTCCGCCACGGTGAGCGTATGTGTTGCCTCGCCTCCCTGCGCTCC